CCAATGGTTTTGAAAACAAAATTATATTGCCAAATGATACTATTCCAGATGGATGGACTAGAGGTATGGCTAAAAGAGGTAAAAAATAATGTCACAATTTAGTTACAAGCTAGTACCAGAATCAGAGGTATTTAGCTTTGATTTTAACCCTGTCCTGCAACCATCCGAGACATTAACCTCGGCTACTTGCACTGCTATTACAGCACAAGGTACAGATACAAACCCATCTGCCATCCTTTCAGGAACGCCCGTATTTACATTAGGCAAGGCATCTCAAAGGGTTATTGGCGGTGTCGCTGATAATACTTACCGATTGATTATGACTTGTGGTACTAATCAGGGTAACGTTTACACCTGTATTGGTGACATCCCAGTTTATTCCCCAACGGAGATATAAATGGGTCACGCAGATTTCTTACGTAATGGCGATTACAACGGTATATGTGATGCTTGTGGTCACAAATACAAGTTTTCGCAATTAAAGTTACGTTGGGATGGGCTGTACGTTTGTAGCTACGACTGGGAGATTCGCCAGCCTCAAGACTATGTAAAGGGTGTACGAGATAATATGTCTGTACCAGTTTCTAGACCACAGGCTCCAGACGAATACAGTATTGTGCAATCAACAATTGAATTAGTTGACGGATTTGCTGTCAACGATACATATACACTAGGATAATATATGGGCCGTCCTTTATATACGAATAACGCAGCCACTTATTTGGCTTTTGGAATAACTAATACTGCAACAACAATGCAGGTATCTGCTAATGCTGGAAGTCTATTTCCAAGCCCAGTAGGTGGAGATTACTTCTACGTTAGTTTAATCAGTCTAAGTGGCCCAATCATTGAGATTGTTAAATGTACTGCTCGTTCAGGTGATATTTTCACTATTGAGCGTGGACAAGAAGGCACATCACCTTTGTATTGGAACATGGGTGATAACGTTCAGTTACGTATTACCGCTGCTGGTATGAACTATGCAACTGGTGGATTTGCTCAAAATCAATCATATCAAACTGCAACTCAAGGGCAAACAGTATTTACAATACCATTTCAATATGATATTGGTGGCGCTAATTTGTATGTTTTTGTAAATGGAAGCAAACAAATTAATACCTTAAATTATGTAGAAACATCAAATACATCAATTACTTTTTCATTTGGATTAAATGTAAATGATGTTGTTGAGTTTATAACTTCATAGGACAAATTAGATGCCTAATATGCTTTTCGCTAATAACTGTAATACTACTTTAAATGGTGGTATTACAAGTGGTGCAACCTCAATGTCGGTTACATCTGCGACAGGCTTTCCTTCACCTACTGGAGTTCAATATTTTTATTGCACATTAGCTGACGCTGCTACTCAAACAACTATTGAGATTGTTAAAGTTACTGCAGTAACAGGAACTACTTTTGCTATTACTAGAGCACAAGACGGTACTTCAGCTACAGCGTTTGCTGCAGGTGCGATAGTGTCTCTTCGTTTAGTTCGTGCAAGTCTTAATGACTTTCCTAAATTAGACGAGACAAATACATTTAATGCTGACCAAGCTATTAGTGGTCAATTAACTACTTCTGCTGGTTTAGCAACTACAGGAACATTTACTGCTACTGCTCCTAGCGATGGTCTAGTAATGGACTATGCAACTGGCTTTGGTCGTTTTAGTGCATTTGCTGGAGATGGTTTTCAATGGTATAATGCTGGCGTAGCAACTACTAAATTAATGCAACTTTCTTCCAGTGGTGCAATTACTACCGCTACTTGGAACGGTGCTACTGTTGGTGTTGCTTACGGTGGGACAGGATTAACAACTCTTACTGCTGGATACGTTCCTTATGGAAATGGAACAAGTGCTTTTAGTTCTAGTAATAATTTTAAATATACTGGGTCACAATTCTTATTATCTGGCGCTGGCGGTGTCTTTGGTGCTTCAAATATATTTTATTTAGACGTCACATCTAGTTTTGGCGGTATGACATTAAATGCTTCAACTGGAAACAATGCTTTTTTTGAGCTATATCAATCTGGAACTACAAAACGCGGCGAGTTTGGTATTGATTCAACAAATAGCCTTATAAATATTGGCGGTTTTAATAGTTATGGTTTAAAGTTTCTTTCAAATAGTAATGAAGTAGGAAGATTTTTTTCTTCAGGTGGCTTTTCCATTGGTAACACTACAGACCCAGGTGCAGCTAATTTAAGCGTTACTGGAACAGTAAGAACACAAGGATATACTGTAGCGACACTTCCGGCGGCTGGAACTGTAGGAAGAAAAGCGTATGTAACCGATGCTTTAGCCCCAACATTTTTAACAGTAATAGTCGGTGGCGGAGCAATAAAATGCCCTGTATTTGATAACGGAACTGCTTGGGTAGCAGGATAAAAGGATAAAATTATGACAACTTTAATACCAAAAGTAGATTTAAAAAATGGAACTTCAGTTCCAGTTGGCGCTATTAATAGGCCTATTAATGAAAAATTAGCTGAATGGGTTTCTGTTAAAGATTTTGGCGCTACCGGCGATGGTACAACTGATGATACTGTGGCACTTCAAAATGCTATTAATTATGCTGCTGCTAATGGTTTCTATTTAACGGTTCCTTATGGAACGTACAAAATTACATCAACTTTAGACCTTAAAGCAAAGCAAGTAAGTATTTATGGTCAAGGCTATCAAGATAAATCACCTTCTATTTTTGGTAATTTTGATGGTTATTTGATGGATTTTTCAGGTACTGCTCCATCTACGTATTATGAGCCGTATTACATTAATGGGCTAAAACTTGTTAACGCAAATAATGGTTCTGCACTTAATTCTTCAGGCTGTTTAAAATTACTTTACACAGGTAGAGTAAAAGTTGAAAATTGTTTTATACAAGCTCAAGGTACTTGTATTTATATGCTTGAAACAATTTCTGCAGCTTTTAACGATACCTTCTTGGTTGGAGATAGTGGAACAAATCCTAATCCATATAGCCGTGGATATTCAGGTGGCGGTAGAAATTGCCACGTAAATGGTGGTAGAGCATACGGATTTTATATTGCTTATGATATTGGTGGCGATTCTTGGGTTCTTAATGAAAATAATTGCGAATTTAATACAATCATTATTAGAACTGGCCCAGTAACAGGATTGTTAGTTAGTGGATGTCATTTTGAATCAAGTGGTATGGTTTGGACTAATGCTGCAACATTACCAACAACTACAACTTCTCCTTGGACTGATAACGGTGGAAATGGTTATGGGTGGTCTGGTGGTATTACATTCTTAAATACTCTTGTTGCTTTTGGTGCAGTAGGCTCACCAAATGGAGTTGCTGCTCCTGTTTTTGTAAATAAAACACAAAGCGGATATACAGGTCAATTAAATTTAATTGGAGTAAGTTTTGCAGTAGGAACTTCTGCTTTGGCAACAATTAGTGCTTCTTTTGATAGAACCGTTGCTACTTCATTATTGTCTGGAACAAAAGTATTTATTGCTGGAACAACTAACTTTGTAGCTCCTGCAACAATTCCTATTGATTCATATACAAGCTATACAGATTTAGATGCTAATATTTTAATGAGTGGCATATCTAAATTACAGTTTACAGATTCTTCTGCTTATATTGATTTATCAAATGGAACAGCTATTTACGGATACACGGCAGTTTCTTTGTTATCCATATATAACGGTAATGGCGTTCAATACAATAATGGTCAATTTATCCCAACTGTAGATAATGTTATATCTTTAGGTAATGGAAGCAAAAGATACACAACTGTTTATGCTACTACTGGAACTATCAATACTTCTGATGCAAGTCAAAAACAACAGATTCGTGATTTAAACCAAGCAGAAAAAGATGCTGCAATTGGCATTAAAAAGGCTTTAAAAACTTTTAAATTTAACGATTCTGTAAAAGAAAAAGGCGATAAAGCTCGCATTCATATTGGCGTAATAGCTCAAGAAGTTAAACAAATATTTGAAACTGTGGGGTTAAATGCAGATGATTATGGATTGTTTTGTTCTGATACTTGGTATGTATTAGACGGAAAAACACAAGATGAAAAAGGTTTCCCCTATACTTCTGAAACACCAGGAGCGATTGAAGTAACTCAGCTTGGTGTAAGATACGAAGAACTTTTAGCATTTGTTATTTCAGCACTATAAGGGAAAAGCATGAAAACATTTACATTAGAAGACCAAGAAGCAGCATTTATCCTCCGTGTAGTAGGACAGCTACCCACTGAATCAGGAGCATATCCATTGCTACAAAAGCTCCAACAACAGTATGCTTTAATTACTGAAGAACCAAAAGCGGAATAATATGACAACCACTTACTCACAATCTAGGGACGCAGTTATTAATGGGGCACTCCGTGTATTGGGAGTAATTGGTGCTGGAGATAGCCCAACCCCACAGGACTATCAGAACTGCTCAGAAGCCCTAAACCTGTACATTAAACAACTACAAACTAAGGGTATGCCCTTATGGTTAG